AAGCAGTGGTATCAACGCAGAGTACTCCAGGGCTGATAGCGGACCCGGTGACCAGGATGCACGCCGATCCGCCCGGGTACATGAACGGGAACGCCGCCTCCCTGGTCGGGGACTGCGGGCTGACGGTGGAGTGCGGTGTGCCGCCAGACATGAACGCTGCGGTGACCGTGATCGGCTTGCCCTTCTCACCCTCGAACTTCAGGGACGACAGCACGTTGTTGCCGGTGCGCTCCGTGATGTCCGCATACGTTTGTTCTGCCGTGAAGTACAGTGGGACGGATGCACCGGAGAAAATTGAGTGCGTCGAGTAGTACGCGGTGTTCAGCTGCGACGGGCCCGCGGCCACGGTGTCCTGGAACAGTGCGAGCGCAGCGACACGGCCCACGAAGTCTGGTTGGGCGTAGGCAACGAACGTGCCGTCAGCGGTGACCTTCGTGCGATACCGCAGGCCGACTTCGCGGCCTGACCCGCCAACACGCTCGCTCGAAACGTCGACCGCGACATCAAAGCCGGTGCCGGTCATGTGCTTCGTGAAATACCAGACCGTTCCGTCCGAGTTCAAAGCGGACTGTTGAGCGATCGCGAAGTAGTTGGTCGGATCGTTGGTTACGCGGCCAGCAGGCATCAGGCGGCCTCATCCGGAATCAGGTGCGACAGCTTTCGGTTTGTGCGGGAGCGGCTGATACCACACCGGGTTTTCTTTCGCCTGCGCCGCCGTGACCCAGATACTTTCGCCGTGCGTCACGGTCTTCAATCCTGGCAGGACATGCGCGACGAACGGGCCGCCCCAAACGCACTCCACAAGGCCATCATGATCGGTCACGCCTCGGACTATCCCTGTCTAGAGTTGCTCGTTGTGGCGGCTCGACATGATGAAACTCGACCATGTGAGCCACGCATGCGGAGGCTGGTTCGCGCTCATCGGCCCCATCGGCACCATCGGCCCGGCCTCGGTGCGCAAAAAGTTGACGGAGAACACGCCGGCCGTCTGCCGCATGTAGCTCGCGCTTCCAAGCAACCGGTCCTGCTGGATCGTATACGCCACGCAAACCTGCAACCGTCTGAGGCTCTTCACGAGCGTTTCCTGGTCGGCCTCCTGATGAATCATTCCGACCGCATACATCAACTCCGAATCCACGCTGGACTGCAAATCGTCAACGAACACGCCGCCAGCCTCGGACGTTTCGCCAACCGCAACGATCGGCAGGCCGCCCTCAAGCTCGTGCTCCGCCGGAAAATGGTCAAGGTACTGCGCTACCGTGGGGACCGTGAACCCGTCCGTAATGTTGCCGTTCGCTTCAACGATGACGGCCGGCAGGCTGGTGGCGAGCAGCGACGCCATCCCGACAATGATCGGCTCCACCAAAGGCATCGACGGCAGAAACTGGGTGTAGCTCATGCGACGACCCCGGCGGCAAGCTTGTCCAGGTACTCAACGACATACCGTCCCCATGCGTTCAACGTCGCCGGGTACAGGCTGACGATCGGCCGGGCGGGCATCTTGGGGGTCCCGGTCTGATGGAACCCTGCGATGTTGCTCACCGGCGTGTAAAGCAAGCTCATCGGGCTAACGACCGCGGATGCAGGATCCAACATTTGGGCTTTCATCGTGCCGGACACCCCGTAGGTTTCGGGGCGTGTCGGATGATGCCGTGTGCCCTTGTGTAACGGGCGCAACCCGACAAGGATAGGCGCACCGCTACGCTTGGCTTTCCATGCCCCGTAGATGGCTGACAGTGGCTGCCACGCCCCCGTGTAGCTGCCGGCGCCCTCGGTGGCGAACGATTCTTCAACCTGGGCTAGCAGGCTCTCCCTGATCTCCGCCAACGGAACGGACAGATCGTCCACGCGGCCGGCAAAGTCGATGAACCGGTCGGCCAACACCTCGAGCTGGTCGCCAGCGGCCATCGTAACCTTGATCGGAACGAAGATGGCTCAGAACTCCATTGACCTTGTGAACATCGGGGCGTTAGAACAATCGCGTGTCCTGCCGAACGGGCCGGTCGGCTGGTAGGCGTGATCCGACACGTTTCCGGCGGTCGTAACGCCGGGGCCGCGCGGCTCGGCACGCTGAACATCTTTCGGAACGTCCATGATCGTTTCGGCATCGACAAGCATTTGCATCATCGACTGATGGGAGCCTGCCGCGTGCTCCAGAATCCTTGACGTCGGGGCCGCCCGTTCCATTAGGTGCAAAGCAATATGGGCGTTGATGTTGTTCAGAAAGTTGTATGCCTCCGGGTATGTTGGCGGGACCGGGACGCTGTACCCTTTGTTCGTCAACACCGCGTCGATCTCGCCGGCACCCATGTTGATGTACACCTGGATCTGGGCCAACGTGGGGTTGTTGCCCTGGCCCGGAACGCGGGCGGTGTTAAGCGCTACTACGTCTGCCGTGTTGCAATAGGCGATGATGTCACCCCCGCTGTGTACGGTTGAGGAACACGTCTAGCCTGCCAATGCTGCCGAAGGGTAGATTTGGAAGTATGTTTCGCCGGCCGCCTGGTCCGTCCCGCCGCCAAGCCAGTAGTACGGCCACACCCCAACAGTGTTGCAGGGCCCCACATCGTAATGGTAGTCGCCGGTCGAGTCGCGGACGACCTGTCCGGCGGCGTAGGTGTAGGTGTTCTGGTTGCCTGACGGGTCGGTGATCGTGACCGCAACGGTCGACGGGTCGGCTGGGTTGCCGTTCGTGACGGTCGTGAAGTCTGAGATCACCCGGACGGTGTTGCCTTGGACGTACTGGTTGGCCATCATGCTTGACTATCGCTGACGGCTACCGTTGTGGCAAGCCGGTCCGACACCGACGGTTGGATCACGGGCTCGTCCGTGACGGTGGCCATGACCACCAACCGGTCCGACACCGACGCTTGGATCACGAGCTGGTCTGACACCGCGGCCATCACGACGAGCTCGTCCGTGACGGTGACGGTGATCGCGGTAACCTGGAAGGACAGTTGGCCGGTTGCGGTGCCGTTGAGCGTGAACGTACCGAAGCCGGTTGCGGCGAGCGTGACCTGCCCGAGCGAGCCTGCCGCGGTACCAGCGAACGTGTAAGCAGCCGACCCGGATGCGGGGACGGTGATCGTGGCGGTCGCGCGGCCTTGCGACGTGTAGGAGCCGGACCCGGTCGCGGGGAGGAACCAGTAGCCGGTTGCTGTCGCGTTGAAGCTGTACGCGCCGGACCCGGTCGCGGGGAGCGTGATCTGTCCGCACCCGGTAGCGTTGAACGTGTAGCTGCGTGTGCCGGTTGCGGTGAGGGCTACCGTTCCGCAGGCCGTGCCGTTGAACGCGTAGGCCCCTGTGCCGGTGGCATGGATCGTGACCGTGCCTGTGCCGGTGCCTCCGAATGTGTAGGTGCCCGTGGCGGTGGCCGTGATAGCCGCACCGGGAACGGTCAGTGAGGCTGTGGCGGCACCGTTGAAAACAAACGCGGCGGAGCCGGATGCGGGGACCGTTACGCTGCCGCATCCGGTGCCCGTGAACGTGTAGCTTCCCGACCCGCTGCCCGGAATGGTGACCGCACCGCTGCCGGCCGCGTTGAAAACGAACGCAGCCGACCCGGCAGCCGGGACTGTGAGAAGACCATCGGCCGTCCCGGCAAACGTGTAAGCACCCGAGCCGCTCGCCGGAATGGTTGCCTGCCCGTCCGCCGTCCCGTTGAACGTGTACGACCCGGAGCCGGACGCAGCGATGCCCGCAACCGTGACCGCTGCTACCGCAGTGCCGTTGAACGTATAGTTGGCCGTCGCGGCCGCTGGAACCGTGACCAAGGCTGCTGCCGTCCCGTTGAACGTGCAGGCGGCCAAGCCGGATGCGGGAACTGTGACCGTGCCGGTCGCGGTGCCCGTGAACGCTTGGCAGCCGCGCCCGCTACCCGGGATCGTGACCGATCCGCTGCCCGTCGCGTTGAAAACGAACGATGCCGAACCGCTGCCCGGGACAGTTACCGCACCTGCTGCCGTGCCGTTGAAAACGAACGAGCCGGAGCCGGTCGCGAGGATCGTAACCGTCTGCGGCGTCCACGGTGTCCCGTACAGCCACAGAAACGTCGGCGGTAGCGGCACATAGGCCGGCGTCATCTGCTGCGACATGTCACGCCCCTACAGGCACACTCGGCAAGATCGGAACCATCGGCTGTGTCATCCAGGGCGGTGCGGGCGTCCCGCTAGCCACGGCGGGCGGCTGGAAAATGATGGCCGTGGTCAACCAGATGTAACTGCCTGGGAACCCCCACACCGCCGAGTAGCCTACCCCCGATGTAACGCCCGCCCGCGATGTTGACGCAGCGTAATCCTGGTTTACATCCACCCACGGGCTACTAGGCGTCGCGTTACGGACGTTATTGAAACCGCCCCACCCGAGGATCAGTTCGCCCGCCTGTGACGGGGTGAGCGAAGCGGTCGCAGGCGCGTTGCTCGTGCCGGTAGCTGTCGCGGGTGCCGCCCCCGACGCCGTGTCAACCGGCGTCGAAACGTTCGCGCCAGACAACTCGTAAAGCTGCGCGTCATACCCTGCGCTATGGCCAAGGGTTACCGTGAGCGCTACGGAGCCTCCCGACCCGCCAACGCCCTGCCAAACGTCCACGATGCCCACTCCCGCAACCGCGGCGTTGGAGCCAATGATTCGCGACCAAGTGTAGTGCGTCGACGCGTTATCGGTGATGCCTGTGACATACGAGGTCGACGTGCCGTTCGTCGCGACCGTCACGATCAACACGCTGGTCGACGCGACGCCCGTGAGCGACAGTGCCGTGATAGACGACCCGGTCTTCTGGGAGCCCGTGGTCGCGGGTGTTTGGGCTACCGCAACAGCCACTGAGACGCCCCTACGGCGTGAGCAGTTCGGCCAAGAAATGTTCGCAAGTCAACGTGTTCGACGACGAGCTAGCAGACCATGTCGCACCGACGGTCACGATGTTCGCCACGCTCGTGTTCTGCGTCGAGCTCCCCGAGCTGTCGGCCAGCATCGTCACACCCGCCGAGGTGGTGATCGCCGACGTAGCCTCAACACCAAGCAGAAAGCCCTGCGTCAGCACGGTCCCCGACGTGCCGGTCGCCGTGACACGACTGATCGCCTGCAAAAACCAGGCGACATTCGTGACACTCGACGGTGTCGTCACAGCGATAGCCGCCGCCAACGCCGTCCCAGCCACGCCGCCCAGGTAGACGCCCAACGTCAGGTTCGGTGTGCCGGTCGTCGAATAGATCCCCGCCGCAGTCCACCGCCAAACCTGGCCGGTCTGCATAAAGTTCGCCGGGATCGTGAACGCCTCGCCCGCAACATTCGCGCCACCAGACACATCGGTGATCGACGTGGACGACGCGTACGGTGTCCCGGCGGTGTTCGACGTCTGCCCCGGGTTCATCAACAGCGCATACGACGGGCTGGCAGGCATGGGCTAACTCACCGTCAGCGAAACGGACCCGGCACCAAACGTGACCGTGGCAGCCGAAGGAATCGACGTCGCCAAATTCAGGCTCGTTGACGCCGCCCCGAAAAACGTGCCCGCAGTATTGGAAGCCCAAATCCCAAGAAACGGCAGGCCCGCCGCGACCAAAGGAAGATTCGCAAACGACTGCTGCCCGTACGACCCGCCCGTAAACAGGATCGCGGTCGTGCCGCCAGCAAGGTTCGCAACCGTCGGCGCAAGAAACGTGGCCTGCACCCTGCCATACCCGCCGCCCGCGATCTCGTTGCTGCCGTTCGTGGACGGCAACCCGCTGTGCAACGACATGAAATACACGCTCCCGGACCCAAGTGTCCCGAAGAACCCCTCACCGGCTGACGGCCCAAGATACGCCATATCAGCCGACTATCATCACTGGTAGAACACCGCGCCAGCCACCAGCCCAGACGGCGTGCCCCTACCGTTCAAACCAACACCCAACGTCAGAATGCCCGACGACGCAGTCCAGCCGCCCGGCAGCACGTTCCCAGCAGTCACGGTCTGCCCCGGACCAAGATTGACCGGCCCGAAAAACGCGCCACCAACCGACGGACTAGACGTCGCCCCATCGTAAAACGTGACCGTCTGCGACGCAACACCCGACACCTCGCTGACCGTGAACCCAAGCAGCGAATGAAACCCCGCCGCAATCAACTGCGTTGACGACGCCGAGCTCAACGCCGAAGGAACACCAAGAAACCCGCCAAAGTTCGCTGTGAACGCCGCAAACGGATTGGACACGCCAAGATCGGAACCGGTCATCCGTTTCGACTATCCCAGTGCAGACTGTCGAGACGGCACGTTTCGCCCGGATACCGGGCCCCCAGCCCAGTCTCGTGAAAATGCCACGGGCGCACCCTCATATCACAGGCGGGAACGATCTTGTTGCGGTTGATCGCGGACCACATGAAAAACTCTTCCGGGCCAACAGCAAGCGAATCCGAGTCTTTCCTGAGATGCCAGTGCTCATACCCGTCCATCGACACCCGTTCCAACGCGTCGCGGCGAATCACGGTCGCATCAGACCCAACATATCCCCTGATCTGCCTGACGCCTTGGAACGGCCGGAGCTCCCGGAGCTCCACATGGTCCTTCTGCCCGAACCCGCCACCCACATATCTGCGGCACACCGCATACCCCGGCATGTTCCGACCGGCCACCAACCCGCCAACGATCGGATACTTCTCCGCGTCCCTGACCAGCAGATCGAAACACCTTCGCGTCTCGTAATAGCAGTCGATGCCCTGCCACACCACAGCGTCATACCCCGCCTCGAGCGCGTACTCGCCCAGCAAGCGTTTGCCGTGATACACGATCTCGGTTGCCCAGAAAGACGGCTCAACCGGATACCGTAACTGCGGCAGGCTCGTTCGTGATGGGTGATCGACGACCGCGACCACATCCACATCCGGCAGCAGAACACGGCACATTTCCTCGAACTTTGGGACCGCGTACAGTTTTGACGGCCCGACAACGATCGTGCCGACCAGCACCTTCACGGACGCCTACCGGATGCTGCGACAACAAGCCCAAAGTCGTGGGTCTGTACGTCCACGAACCCTACAGCGGTCAGCGCCCGTTCGAGCATCCCGGGCGTGAACATCGTCTTGTGAAAGTTCTCCGGGTAGTCCTGGTCGCCGAACAAGTAGGTCACGAACCGTTCGTCAGTCGAACTGCCGATCTGCCAGGCGAGAATGTGTCCTTCGAGGTTCGGAACCTCCACATACAGGCTGCCGCCGGGTCGTAGCCGGTTCAGCCACACGCCGAGAATGCGGGCCGTGTCACGGTGCGATAGGTGCTCGAGCAGATGGCACGCCCTGATCTCCGAACACGACCCAGGCGAGACCAACTCGAGCGTTGTGGCGTCGTCCACGATGTCCACACCCGGCAGGCCGTCCCGGCAGTCTAGGTGCGTGAACCCCTCGGTGGGACGGCCACCAGACCCGAGCTCAAGTCTCACAGAATCTTGACCTCCGGCAAAGGCACGATAAACCGGCCGCCACCGGCAAGCCACTCCCGTTCACGGTCAACGAACTCGTCGATGAAATGCCACGGCAACACCAGATAGAAATCAGGGTTCGACGCACGGGACTCTTCTTCGCTGACAACCGGGATACCGGTTGCGGTCACCGTCCCGTACTTGTCAGGATTGCGGTCCGCCGCGACCGCCGCCAACTGCGGTCCAATGTTCGCGTACTGCAACACCACGTTTCCCTTCGTAGACGCACCATACACATGCACGACCTTTCCGCCATCAGCGAGCTTCACAAGCAGACCGTGCAAATCGGACCCGGCTTGCAAGACACGCCGCGCGAACCGCTCATACGGCTGGGCGGTGTCTAACGCCTGCTCGAACTCCGCGACCCTCAACCCGCGCAACGACTCGCGCTCATGCCTGCCCGTGTGCCCGATAAACAGCCTGATGCTCCCGCCGTTCACGCCGTTCAACTCGGCTTTCACGACCTCCAAGCCATGCTCCCCCACCAAACGTTCAAGCACGCTCAGCGAGTAGTAGCAAAGATGTTCATGCACCACGGCATCAAAGCCGGTGGTGGCAAGCATCGACGGCAGATAGTGCAGCTCCGCAACCCACACGCCGTCCGAATGCAACGCGCCGGCGACCATTTGCACAAACCGGTGCGGGTCGTCGAGGTCGTACAGCATCGCGATCGACGTGATGACCTTCGCCTTACGATGCTTCCCGTCATAGAACTCGCGTCGAACCTTGTGGCCTTTCGCCTCCGCGTAGCTCGCGACGCTTGACGGGTCATACCCGATTTTCTCGGCCTTCACGGTGTACCCGTCCAACAACGTGCCGTCGTTACAACCAACGTCAACGACAAGACTTGCCGCACCAACATCAACCATTCCTTCTGCTTGACGGGCGATCTCATGCAGGTTGTCAGTCATTGTCCTGTTGACCCCGGACCTGTACCAGTAGCTGTCGTACAACACGTAGCCCGGAACCGTATGCCTGAGCTGCACGAGGCCGCACGCCCCTTCCTTCTGCGTGTCGCAGCGCATCAAATCCAACGGCACTCTGCGCTGCACCGCGTCTTTGAACGCACCGGCGATCTGCTGCTCACCAAGCGACAAGATCGGTGTCAGCGGGCCACCGCACACCCGGCAAGACGTACGAATCATCTCACCCTCCCCTCATGCCACTCACGATTGCTCTTTGCTTCCAGCGCGGCCTGCTGCACCGGAAAATACGCGCGGTGAGGTAGCTCGATCGCATGGTTGGCAGTGTCAATCCACACCCCGTACCCTTTCCCAACAGCCCGGTACGCGTAATCCTGGTTGTCGTACCCGTGGCCCCTGTCATACGCAACATCGTAATCAAGGCTCGTGTCATGCAAAACACGTCTTGGGATCGCAGCCCAGTTCGCTTCCCAGAACATTGGTGCGACAGGACATATCCCCTTAGCGATCTCAAGCCGGCAGTCCAGCCAACTGATGCTCGACGGCTTCCGGCCGTCGTAAGGTTCATGGAAGATCGACCACAGTCCTTCCGGGTCCGCAACACCTTCCACCCCGGGCTTGTCGGTCATCGAACACAACCCGGCGAGCAGACAGGTAGGGAACTCTTCTGCCATCGCCACGAACCGGTCCAGGCCGTCGCACGGCAGCCAAGTGTAATCCTGCAACGCCACAAACAAGTCTGCGTCAAGGTCGCGTGCGATGCCCATGCCGCGTTTGAACGCTGTGGCAAGACCGTGCCCGGACGTGTCGAAATGACGCCACCCAAGCTCCAGTAGTTCCGGATGGTCGTCCGGCAGATCGCGGCGCTGCTCGTAAAGGTCGTCGCCAACGATCCACACAATGTCGTCGCGGCCCTGGCGTAGCAGCGAGTTGCAGTTGACATCCAGGCCGCCGAACCTCAGTGTGGGCGTGAACACCGCGATCATGGTGCGAGTTGGAAAACGAACCGCTCTAGCGTCATGCGCGCTCACAACCCTTCAGGGCAATCACTTTCACGGCGATCACGCCGTCAGCGCGCGGCCAATGCCATGACAGCACCACCATCCTGGTGCCCTGCGGACCCCAAAGGTTGAGCCTGCGCCCCTTTGGCAGTTGAAGGGAAATGCCGCGCCATGCGCCTGGGGTGCCAGCGCGGAAACGGCGAACGCGCACAAAGGTCATTCCTTCACCCACAGTCCTGAGAGTTGTTCTGCGGCACCGAACCAGCCCATGTCACGCATCATGTCAGGGCCAACGTGCTGCGCCATCTGCTGTGTGGTCTCGTCCGTCAAGCCCCGGATGATGGATTGCACAAACACGTCGCGCCACTGGCCCTCTTCTCTCGGATCACCATCCACGAGCGTGCCGCACAACACGTTCTCCGACAACGCACCCCAATTGCTCGCGACGACCACACACCCTGCAGCCTGTGCTTCCATGCAACTGATGCACGACGTTTCGTGCATCTGCATGTCATGAATCGAATACCACGACGGATGCACCCACACCAGGCTCGACAGCATCAGGTGAGCCAACGCTTTCTGGCCAAGCCCTCCCGGGAGTCGTTTCACGCCGGGCTGGTCAAGCATGCCGATCAGCTTTTCACGGCTCTTAGCCATGACCGGGTTGTGCTCCGCCACAATGTCATACCACCGGCTGTACGTCGAGACCAGTTCGGCATCCGGCACGGCCTCACGAACCCGCGGCCAGATCTCCAACAGGATGTCCAACCCGCGGTCCGGTGACGACGAGTAGACAACCCTTTTCTCCCGTTCCGGCTCGCCTTCAAAGAACGACAGGTCGATACCGTTCCTATTCGCAACCACCTTCTGCGGGTCAAGCCACGGGTACGCGTCCTGCATGTGCTGCTTATGCCAGTGTGAGACGGTGCAGATGTGGTCGATGTTTGCCGCGTTCTGCTCGGTCAACCCTTCCGAGTGCGCGCCGGCCAAGTCCTCAAGCCACAAGCAGGTGCAGTCGGCGTTCGGCCGATACGCGTCGAACACTCTCGCGTTCCTGAACGACACGAACGCCGTCAGATGTACCGTCGGATCGTAGGACCGAAAGTCGCGGAGGATCACATCCCCGAACACGCCTTCCTCATCGAACTGGCCGTACAACGTCACACGCCACCCCTGCGCGGCAAGCTCCTCTGACAGCCTCCACGCGGCCGTCTCAGACCCTCCCAAGCCTCTCGTGTAGATGTCTGAAGGATGCCATTCCCCGATCGCATAACCCGTCCAGATCACGACCTCACCCTTACGGGTTGTCTTAGCAGCGGCGCCAACGATCGCCCCGTCGTCACACACACCAACCTCAAGCAGATGGCCGTATGCTTGCAAGTCTTCGCCGACATCCGCAACTGAACACGGCGAGCCCGACGGTGCCACGACCAACAGCCTTGGACAGTCCACTGGCAGTAGCGGCCACCGTACGACCGCGGCGTCCGGGCTGTCGGTCGTCGAGTCACCGTCGAGCACGTTCGACGGATCATAGATACGGGTCACGCTGCGAGCTCCAGGTGTCGTTCAATGAACTTACGAGCCGCACTATCCGCCGGCAAAGGCTCCAACACCAGATCAGGTGTCAACCATAGCTCGGTTCGTTTGCCGATAACCCGCTGGTCGCGCGCAGCAAAAAACGGCACGGTATCAAGCAGCTCCTTCGCCTTCGCATGCTCACCGTGCTTCACAAGCAAATCCGCACACGCCAACCATGCCTGCACCGTCTGCTCCAACAAAATACCCTGCTGCCACCCAGGCAAATACGCTGTGATCAACAGATACGACGGGCACACCTCCAAGCACTCGTTGACATACCGCATCGCCTGGTCGTAATGCCCCAACTGCATTTCGCACACCGCCGCCAAAGCCCTCGGATGAGCGGTGTACTGCAACGGGTTCAAAATCAGAATGCTCTGCGGCTTACCCATCCCAAGGGCCCTCAAAGCATGATCCAACCCTTCCTGCGGCCTGCCCAACGTTTGCGCACACTCCGCAAGACTCAGATGCGTGTCAGTCCACCCCCACGTCTCCCGCAAACTAGCGAACGCCACGCTCTCCGCATCCGCCACACGATTAGCCTGCATCAACGCCTGCGACAAATACCTTGACGCCTGCGCTCTACGTTCCGGCGGCTCACCACCAAACGTCAAATACCGTTGGAACGTTGGGATCGCGTTCTCCCAATCATTGCCGCCAAGATACTCCAAACCCAGTGACTGCACGATCCTCGGATTGTCCGGCTCCTCCACATCCCAAGCCTTCAAAATTCGCAGGTTCCTAACCCCCGACGACTGGTCATGGATCGCACGATGATGCACCCACCGTGCCGTCTCGTACGGAAGCTGAATCACCCGGCCGGCCCTGAAAATCTTGTGCTCATGCAACCGGCCCTCCCACCTGGCCACACCCGCACGGACCAGCCGTTCACGCCACAACTCCGAGATAATGTTGCCGTGCTCGTCCTGAGCGTACGTGTAATGCGTGAAGAACGCCACCTCATCCGGCTGCGCGTCCTTAGCGATCTGCCGCAGATTCTCCAGGCCAACCACAGTGTCGTCCATGTCCATCCAGAACAGCCACAAGCCGGTAGCGAGATCGTCCGCAGCGTTCCTGGCGGCAGCAAAGTCGTCCACCCACTTGAACCGGCCGACCTTCAGCTTGCGTGCAGGCCCATGCGTCTTCGCGTACGCCCTCGCCTTCTCGACCGTGCCGTCCACGCTGCCGGTATCCACAAGCACGACCTGATCAACATGCTGCCAGATCGAATCGAAACACCGCTCAACGTTGTGCGCCTCATTACGCGCTATCAGAGTGGCGGAGATCAGCGGCCTACTCATCGTCTTCGCCCGCTTCGCCCAGCATGTCTTCAACGAGCCGCTGCTGCTGCTCGACAGCCCGGCTCATAATGGCTGGCATGCTGCCCTGCGCCATTGCCGACTCCGCGGAAGCACGCCACAACGAAGCCCACAACTCCGGCTCGGCCTTGACAGCTTCAGACTCGGCCCGAGCGCGCAGAATCTCTATCGGCGGCCACGGGAGCGTCGAATCGTGCTCGTCGGCCACTCGAAGCAAATGAGCGTTCACGAGTTCGGTCCACCGTCGCTGTACGTCATACTGCACCGCGATGGCTGCCCCGCCGTCACTCATCGACGGCCTCAAACTCGTCGGGCCACAACAACTCCGGGGTAGTTTCAAGCGCCGCGGCAATCCTGATCATCGTGGGCAGTTTCGGAATGTAGCCTCCCTCGGTCATCGAGATCAACGCCTTGTTGCACTTCGACTTTGACGCCAGAATCTCAATGTGCATCCCGAGTTGCTTGCGTCGGGCGAGCATCAGGCTTTCGTCGCGGGCACGGCTCATCATTTTCAAACCAGGCTATCCGTGCGTTTTCAAAACCCGGTAGACTCAGGGCATGAGCGATACCAGCGCAGTAGACCCTCGCCACGAAGCAATCAAGGCATTGAATGAGCTGGGAACTGGAGGCCCCGGTGGCAGTCTTGATCGAAACGACAGGAAGGCCCTCGTGTTCGCAGTCCTCTACCTAGCCGATGTTCTGAAGGCTCGCGATGGCTAGACCGAAGCTTGCGAAGACACTCTCACAAGAACACGAAGCCGAAGCGGAACGTGCCTACGCTGCCGGCCAAGCCGCATCCGACTCGACGACCTCAACCGCCTGGATGCTCGCAGCGAACTACTCCGCAACGATGGCTGTGCTGTACGAGCTTAGAACAAAAGCGGGCGCCTGATCGGAAGGCGCCCGCGGTCCAGTCTGAACAGGACGGTCAGACTAGAAGGTTGTGAGCACCGGCCCGATCACCGTGCACAGATCAGGCGCAACCAGCTGCTCAACCACGTTCTCCCAAACCCTGATGTTCTCGAGCGGCGGATCAAGCTCCCACCAACGGTCAACCACGATGCTCTGCCCCGGCGCGCCCGGCTCAACACCGTTGCCGCTCGCTACCGGCAGAATCGTCCCCGGGGGCTGCGAGTCACCCGCACCATCAGTGATCCGGCCGCGCAAAGCGTACACAACGCTCGGCTGACCCCACTGTGCGTTCGGGTCAACATACATCACCCGGGCGTAGTTGCCCCAAGTGTCCGCAAGACTCAACGGGTCGCCCGGCCGCCCCGAGTTGTACAGCGTGCCGTCAGCGATCACGATCTTCAACCCGAACAGCGTGGGCGGCAGGTTGTTCTCCCACCCGCCCGTAACCGACTCCGGGCCTATCTGATACTTGATCTGATCCTTGATCGTGAAGTCGTTGCCGATCGCCATAGCAACCTCAAGACCGATCACCAAAGTGTTCGGGCGAATACCAGTCACCTTGTACTGGCTGAGAATCGCGGTCTGAAGATCCGTTTGGATTGCCGCCGGCGTCGTTGACGTCCCGGAATCCCATGTCGCCCCGGTCGGTGCGAGCAGCGCGGTCTGCGTGAGACTCCCACCAAGGTTCGGTGGCAGCAGCAGGCTCGCGAGACGCACTTCCTTGTTCGTCGCGAACTGCGTGAGCAAAGCTTGTGTTTTCGCATACTCCAAACGCAGGGCCGGGTTCGCCTGAACCATTTCCTTGCGCGTGATCTGCGTCGCAAGACGGTAGTCCGCGGTCTGATACGGCTTCAACCCGTAGTTGACGTCAATCTTCGGTGTCGGCGCGTCATCCGCGACAGCCATGTTTGATGTTCCCCCACCAAACAGCGACGTCGGGTCGAACACCGGGTACACACCGTTGTTGTACATCACGTTCTGCGGCGTCACAATGTCGTTGTAAACGAAACCGTGCGGCGTGTAGAACCGTGCAAGGTTCTGCAGGATTTCCGGCTCAAGCTGAAGGCCAGGAAACCCGAACACTTCCTGCGACAGCGGGCCATAGGAGCCTGAAAACGGGTAGGTCGTGATCGCCATGACTTAGCCGGCCGCCAGTCCGCTGAGCAGTAGAGGGTTGACCCGGACCGCTACGCCCTGCCCCGGGTTACCGATGTCCATCGCACGGCCGACAGCCCACACCGGCGTGAACGTTGACGTGGACGACACACCGTAGATCACGATGTTCGAATACGAAGCACCAGTGACCGCACCAAGATTTGGCGTGAGGTTCGACACGTTCGAAATCGGGTTTGTCACCGGCGATGCGGAGATCACACCAACATACGCGCCAAGGTTCACGGACCCCTGGACCGTCTCGCGAACAATGTTGCCAATGTCGATCACCGAAACAGGCTTGCCGGCAACAGCGTAATCGCGGGCAAACCCGACAGGCTCGTCACTTGACGACGCGCACATCCGAACAAAAAAGCCGGGGGGGTTCGCGATCGGCGAGAAGCTCGAGGAAGTTGTGGACGCGACACCAAACGTGACCGCGGCGCCAGCGATAACGTCCGAAGCTGCGAAACACTCGATCGTGCCGCGCTTCGTGTGCCAAAAGTCCTGGTTGGTTGTCGACCCGTAGGCTGTGGATGCAGTGAAAGCCATTAGAGCTCCAGCTCCAGTTCGCCCTTGAGATGCTCGTCAAGGACACGGTTGTAATCGGTCTTCGGAAGCTTGTTGTCCTTGATGTGCTGCCAGATCGCGGAGTCCAGTGTCTTTGTCTCGCTGCCAACCGGAACGGTGGTCGTGTTGTTCCACCCCGAAGGCTTCGTGTTCACGATGACCGGGCCCTCGTCAAGGAGCTTCAACGTCGCGTCGGCGTCAAGGGTGTAGAAGTGGCGTGAAGACTCTTCCTGGCCGGCGACAGCACGACCAGCCTCAAGCGCCCTAGTCCAGGCGATCTCAAACTTCTGCTGGTGAAGCTCGTTCGCCGCAGCGCGGCCCGCGGTCGCGTCGCTGCGAAGGCCCGCAAGTTCTGTCGAGTCAAGAAGAACCTTGTGCTCGTCGGCAGCCAGCTGCTCAAGCGTCTTCACCGGCTCCGTAACCGGTGGCGCTGTGGCCTTCTCAAGAAGCGTTACGACCGCTGCCTCGACAGCCGCATCATCCGCGGTGTCGTCCAGGTCGAGAAGCTTCAGAGTGTTGTCGGTGACCGTTGCCATCTTCTTCGCAGGCTGACTATCCGCACCGAACCCCGGCAGACTAGACAGACTCACACCAAGCTCCGAAGCCCTGCGCTTGATCAGTTTCTTTGCCGCAGCCGCGTCACCATGACCGGACGCCGCAAGGATCGCCGCCGCGTGCAGCTGCGCCACGTTCCTGATCGGATAGGAACCGTCCGGCAGCGAGTTGCCTTCCTTCAGCGCAAGCTTGCGCTCCGCCGCATCAACATCCAGCAGCGTCAACTCGTCTTCCATCGCCTCCACCAAAGCGTCCGCCGACGCAAGACTGATCCTGCGCATGTTCAAATGCGGCTTGTTCGTTAGCGCGCCACCCATCAAGGCGTTCGTGATGTCGGCGCCAGTCTCGTCCGTTGTGTCCCCGTAGGTTGGGGAGAAAAACAGGTAGCGCTTGTCCTCAATCGCGCTCCTGCCGATCGGCGTCCACTCCACGTCAGCCATCGGCACACCATCAACCAGATCAACGTCGGTGATCCATCCCGCCGCCTCAGTCCTGCGAGGCTGACGGTCAGCCGAATGGTCAAGGTCAATCAAAGCCCTGTGGTCGGGCAGCCGTGCCAAGCTCGCCTTCCACGAAGCGACATCCTGCTCGGTGATCGAGAACTCACCGTACTTCTTGTGGTGGAACGTCCCGAGCTTCGCGACCTGCAACCGGCCTGTCGCTGTGGCAGGCGCGTCAAGCAAAACCGAGAACTCACCCATACCAGCGGACTATCGGCTAGCGCAGCCGCCCAAACACGTAGACCGCGCAAACAACGATCGCGGCCACAATCAAAATCGTGATCAGCATCCTATCCACCCCCCGCCGACGGATCGTCGCTCATCAAATACACGATCATGCAACGGCACCTGTCGCCACCCTGACAGTCCGGGTTCGGGCAGTCCGGCAGATCATTCAACTCCTGCACGTCGCCGGTGTCCGCAGCCTCACAGTCATCGCAAGTATTGTCGTCCAACACGCTCGTGTACACGCCGGCCACAGCACCATTAGCGACCGCGGCATCGTAACGTCCGTCACCGATCTGCGGCGAAGCATTCGACAGGGCTTCCAAATGCAACTGTCCGGCCGCAGCCTGAGACGCAGCCACACCCGCATCCCTGACACCGGCCACGTTGACCTGCGCAACCTTCGCCGAGATAGCGTTTGCGATCGCCACGGCAGAGTTCTCCGCCCGCACCCTCGCCCGACCGAATCGTGCACCAACCGCGCCAAGCACACTCGCAACATCAAGCTGCTTCTGCTGCTTCGCGAGCTCGTCGACCACCGTCTGATGGCCCACACGGTACAGTCGCTCGTATTCGCCCTGTATCGCATCGGCTAGTTCGCCAGTATCTGGCTGTGCTGGATGAGCACGCCCGCTGGCAATCTGTTCGGCAAGCCTTGACGCGGCCGGTAAAGCCGCTGTCTCGATCCCTGTTCTTGCGCTGTCGAACGCTGCCCGCAGCTTGTCCTGCGACAACACCGCGTCATGCCAACGATCCAGCTTCTTCGGTGACGCCGGGCCCTTCCCCGGAAACGCCGGGGCAGTCGTAGGATCACCGGCAGGCTTCCGGCCGCTAGGCAACTCGCTCGGCTTCGCTTCGGGTGCGATCGTCTCCGGCGACTGCAACACCGGATTCATCTGCGGCCCATTCGCCTGCAACGCCGAAGCCTTCAACGCCGCCTCCGACGCCGCCTCCTTCAACGATCTCACATCCGCGTTCGCCGGCGGCAAATCAGCCCTTTCACGAAGCCAGTCCTCAAGCTCCGGATCGGCCTGCATCGCACCAGCACTAATCAGCAACTGCACGTACGCCGAGATCTCGCTAAGCGAAGCCGCATCCGTCAAATTCACGCTCAACACGGGTGACCCGTCAGCGTCAGGCCAGTTCAACAACCTGATCCTGTCCACCAAAGCATTCAACGGCGGCAACGGCCCGATCTGAGCGAACGCGTCAACCGCCGTCAAAAACGGGTCCATCTGAATGTCCGCCGTCGCCCTTGCCCCAACCTGATGGTGCCCGAGCTGCATGAAATCGCCAAGAAAACTCCCGGCAATACCAAGCTGATGGTACGTCAACGACGCCTGAATGCTCTCCCCGGAGCTCGAGTCGAACTTGATGACATCAACAAGCCACTCCTCACCCGGATTGCCGTTCGCGCCCTGCGAACCCGCTTTCGGGCCGGGCATCAGCACATACCCAGCCTCGTTCAAATGCAACGTCGCAAAAATCGTTTCGACCTGCGCCCGCGTTTTCGGGTCACTGTTGTTCGGCGGATAGATGATCGGCACCCCAACAGCCTTACGCTCCTGGCCGATCGCGTCGATCCTTTCCAGCTTGTCCTTGTACATCCACGGCTTATACGCCGAGCGAAGCAGACTGACGCCCATCCAGTTGTCGCCCTCACCGCCCAGCCGGTAATACACAAGGTTCCCGGCCGGAATGATGATGTCAGGCTTGCTCGGAATGATCTGCCCGATATGCGTCATCTCGCCAAGATCGTCCTGCCACCAACGCCACACCGACCTTGGCAACCGGACCTGCAACGTTTTCGGCACCGTCAACGTGCGGCCCTTATAGACAGTGGTTGTCCAGATCTGTTCGAACGGCGCGTACCCGGCCCTGATCATCAACGGCAACGCCTCCGACAGGTGCTGCGTGAACGACGGCCGCATAAACTGGTTGAGCGCCCACCAGATCGTGTCCGCAATCTCACGGTCCTGATCCGTAGCGTCATCGCCACCAAACGGATTCAACGTCCAAGACCCGGCCTGAACAGGACTCGAGATCATCAACACCAGCCTGCGAATGTCCGGGTCCGTCCGGTACATCTCATCAAACATGTACTGGCCGGTCGGGCCAATCAGTTTCGGGTTCAGCTCATCCCACTGCGGCAAGCCCCAGTAGTTCGCTCTGCCTGTCTGGCCGAAGCTCACACCAAGCTGCGGTCTCGGCTCGTTCGCTGGTGACGGCGGTGTCGGGGTGTGCCCGAGCGTGATCTCGCCGGGCGCGATACCGTTCATCGGACGACCGAAAAATCCTCTCAGGGCGTCAGCGAACGCGACACCGCCCTGCTTGCCGTTACCGTTCTGCGACGCCATCTAGCCGACTATCACTAGTAGGCGCGGCCGTGGCCGTCGCGCGGAGCACTCGTCGTCAGATGATGCTTGCCGCACGACTGGCATTTGTACACCCACCGCTTGCCCGGCGTTTTCTTCGCAGCCGCCACCGCGTTGCGACGATGCGGAAACGCCGTCTTGCTGCACAGCCAGTGCTTGACGATCACCCGTTGCGTCTTATACGCCATCAGAGGCGGACTGTTCCCGCGCATACGCGGCTGCGTCTAGCTCGTCAAGAATCGTCAGCACCGCATCCATCTCGATCTGATCGAGGTCAAGGCTGGCCGAGCCGCCATCGAGCGGCCAAGTCCCGATGTATGCCGGACTTGGGCCTGCTTGCCGTGCGTCCGTCTCATCGTGCATTTCGAAGCCCTTTTGTAGGGTTGGGTTTGTCAAGTGCCGGTCTGCCCTCGTAAGACTCGCCGCCCACCGTTCCGCACACCTGCCATGCGGCCTTCTTCGCTGCTCTATGGCTACGGTAGCGCTCAGGCTCCGCTTCCCATACGCTTTGCATCGGAGAATCAAGCATGCGCCCAATCCCGTAACACCGGCGCTCAACGATCCAACGCTTTCTCCAGTACCGCTCGACAGCGTCGGCGTGCGTCATCAGCCGCCCCATCAGAATCGTTCGCCCATGATGCCGGCCGTCACAGGCTTCTCCTGCCGCGACAACGTTCGAGGCTCAAACGCCTGGCCGCCAGCCATCAACGGCAACAACCGTGCCGCATAACTCACGCAATCCACCTGATCGTCATTGCGGCCCTTGTCGAACACGCAAAGCTCATCCTCAAACGCACCCAACCAATCGGCCTGACGCGGATGATAAACCTTGTGCTGCTGATACAAGCTGATCGCACCAAACGCCCGAGTAACCTTGTCCAACTTCGTTCCTGCCTCCGCCGGAATGTCCATCACCGGATACCCGGCACGCGCCAGGATCGCCAACGGCGATCGTCCTGCACCAAACTTCTCAACCCACATCGGCGGACGGCCATACCGATCGGAGCAGCGCATCATGAACTCCGCGACCTGCTGATCCTCAAACCGCTGCCGCTCAAGATCAATCAACAGCAGCACGTCACCAGCAGCCCGCCATGTCGACACGACCGTCCAGTCCGCAGTCTGCTTGCTCGAGATAGCAACATCACAAACCTGGAACGTCGGACACACACCCGTATCAAACCTGCGGCCGTCCTCAAACACATAGTCGGACTGCACCACAGCACCAAGCTGAACCGACTCGACACGCCAGTATCGAAAATCGGCCCGTTTGAACATGAACCCTTCCGCCGGCGACGGTCGCTGCTGATACAACGCAGACCAATACCGCGGCAACTGGGCTCTACGAATCGCCTCGAGCTCATCACGACCATACCGCTCAGGCCACAACGCCTCACCCGGCTGTCTGCCAATCGGATCGTTGTCCTCAGCCAACGCCGGCAGCACCACATGCGTCCACGGCTCAACATCAACCGGATGATTCAACAACCTCCCGGTCAAATCGTCCTCATGCCACCGGGCCATCAGAATCACAATCGCCCCATGCGGCTCAAGCCTCGTCCTAGCCGTGCCCCAGAACCACTGCCAAATCTTCTCGCGAAGTAGTTCGCTGTCGGCCTCCTCGCTGTTCTTGTGCGGATCGTCAATGATCAAATCATCGGCGCCACGGCCCGTCAACATGCCGCCAACACCGAGCGCAAACATGCCGCCCTTCATCTGCTCCAACGTCCACCTAGCCCGTGCGGACGACCCCCTGTTCACGCTCACCCCATAGAACCGTGGCCCATACTCGATCAGCAAATCCCGGGCCTTGGCACCCCACTCCTCCGCAAACTCGGCACCATAACCCGCGACCACAATCCGCTTGTTCGGAAACATTCCGAGCCGCCACGCCGGATAGAACCTCGAACACATCTCCGACTTGCCGTGTCTAACCGGCACCGACACGATCAGACGTTTCAACTCCCCGGCAGCAACCTGCACCAGCAGATCGTCAATCAGCCTGATATGCGCCGGCAGACCCCACTTCGGCTCCGTCGCCAACATCAACGACGCCGGCGACACCTGGGCGAGCAGCTGCAAGTCGGTCTCGGAGATCAGCCCCAAGTCGTCTGAGAGCCGGGTCGGCGACAAGATTGACGTTGACGAGCGGTCCACTAAGGTCAATTGTAGACGTCTGCGCGGCCTTCCCATGCAACCGATCGATGATCTCACGGAACGTTGCCAGCCGATGCGGGTTGTCCCTCACGTACACAACACGCGCGTTCTCGCCATCACCGACAACCACAGCACGCTCAGCCACAAGCCCATCGGTCAACACTGCTTTGAGCTCGGCCTTGAACTCGTCGGCAACCTGTTGGATCAGTTCGATCTCGCGCGGACGACGCGGCCTGCCGGGATGATGGAAACCTATAGCAGCCCGCGTTTGCGCGTCCTGGTGTGCGACGCACTTGTCGCTGTCTTTGAGCGGTCTTGCCTGGCATTGTGAGCCGTCCTTGTTTGGCTCGGTGCACCAACGACGCCCAGACATGGCATGGGCCGGCGCTGGGGGCGGCGGAGGCGGGGCAGCAGATGGCGCACCCGGGCCAGAGGGCACGGATACCTGTAGACCCGCTGACGAACCGCCGCTGTAACCGCCCCGTTTGTCGATAGCCATGGCCCTATTTTCTAGAGATCCGAAAGACCAACCACGCAAACCGGGCAGCTTGACGCCGATTCTTCCGGGGCGCCGGAGGCTGATGCACACAGCAGAACTGACCGCCGCCCGTCGTCCACGCCTTACACGGCTCGCCTGTCCATTTTCTAGTTGCAGCGCAACGTTGAGACATCAGTTTGGGCCGTGTACGATCGCCTGGTTCACCGGAAGAAACGCCTGCTGCTGCTCGGCCGTTGAGATCCACGCGGCCGTCAACCTCACCGCGTCACGGCGGGTCATGCCAGCCTGTCTAAGCGTGAAAAAGAAAGCGTAGGCGCAAGCACCAGCCACCGTCGCAGCCATGACGCGCGCATCAGTCACGCCGGGCCTCTCAGGAACGCTTCGAGCGCAGCCTTCAACGACCTGACCGCAGAAAGGCGTTCCGCACGCCCCGAATCGGCGTTCAAAAGCAGCGACTCCGCAAACAGATGCTGCGCACCGGTCATCGCATCAATCACCCTCAACACCACCGGATCAAGATCATCCTCAACAACGTCCGCGTCGACCAGCTCGCCATGCAACCCTGACGACGCCTGCAACGCGCGCTGCACATCCCTCGCCGATGTTGCCGCCTCCGGCTCAGGCGCGTTCGCCGCGGCAATCATCTTCAAGCCCTGGCTCATCGACTCGAAATCCGCAGACTCTGCGCTTTTCACGAGCCGCATACACACTTGGGCTTGCCGTTCCGACCCGTGAAAGTTCTGCCCGAGCCACGGCAGCCAGTCACCATGCTCGCAACGGTCCTTCGCCTCAGTGAGCTTGCGGCCGATCCGGATAGCGCGCTGCACCGCGTTCTCAGTCTCGGTTTGCAACAGATCCCACTCGCGGTTGATCTCCTTCGCAATATCGCCAAGCGTGCGCGTAATCTCGCTCATGCCGCGACCTCCGCAAGATCCAACGCCACATCCCGCAACCGCTCCACACACAAACCAGCCTCACGCGCACCAATCCGCAAAGCCTTCTGCGCATCACCAGCCTGATACCCCAAACCCAACAACACCCCAAACTTGACGGTCATACGCCTGTCATGCCCCCAACGCCTGTCCAACGCCGCACCAATCCTTTGCGCATGATCACCGTCATACACGTCCTCCGCACGCAACTCGCGAATATGGTCGGTGCCGGTTTCTTCCACGATCACATCAAGACTAGCCGGTCGAGGATCATACTGCCAACGCCGCTTCCCGTCCTCGCCGGCAACAAGCCGATGGTTCTCCTGCAACCTGTGGTACGAATCGCCCAGCTTCAACCGTAGATGCTTCGACGCGTACCCCGCGAAACTCGAACCCGCCGGATCCCTCCCACCAAACCCTGGCTGGTAGCTCTTCGCAAGCCTGGACATGATCAACATGCCCTCGCCAAGCAGATCCTCGTACTCTTCCAGCGACAGACGCGCGTTGCCTGCCCTGATCGCGTCCCGAACGAACGCCTCGACGTCGAGAACGTCGTGCATTTGGACGCGCTGACTGAGCGTTGCCACCGACTGGGCAGACTAGCAGCCGCGGACGATACCCCTTTGACACACCGAACGATTGTGCGTACACTTGGGGTCCCGGAACCACGAAAGGAACCCATGCCCTCTCCCCAGACCATAGGTGGTAGGTGGTGGAACGTCCCGAGCTTCGCGACCTCCAAAGCCATCCAGGCCGTCAACGACGTGCAAGCCGCAGACATCGACCTCGCGAACCTGATCGACCGGACAATCCGCGATCTTCGCCAACTCCAACCATCGTTCACCGGCACCCCATTGTACTCCACGATCCAGGCCACCATTGCGGGCCTCGAGCGCGAGTATGCGGCGACCGTGAGAAAGTACCCGGCATGAGCGAACTGCCGACCGTGGGGCAAAGCGAACGTCGAGAACCGACGCCGAAAGCAGCAGAGTGGGAGATCCGCCAAGGCGACGCGCTCGATCTGCTGCGCGAGATGCCCGATAGATCGGCCCAGTGCTGCGTCACTTCACCGCCCTACTACGGGCTGCGCGACTACGGCGTCGCCGGGCAGATCGGGCTCGAAGCGTCGCCGGCGGAATACGTCGCCGCGCTCGTGGCGACGTTCGCCGAGGTGCGACGTGTGCTACGCGACGACGGCACGCTCTGGCTGAATCTGGGCGACAGTTATTGCAGCGCGAAGGGCAACCCGGGCCCGAACAGCGTGGACGGCAAGCAATCGGCGCGGCGAGGCTGGACACGCCCGCAGGACTGGCCGATGGACGGCTTCAAGGGCAAGGATCTCATCGGCATCCCGTGGATGGTCGCGTTCGCCCTGCGTGCTGACGGCTGGTTCCTGCGCTCCGACATCATCTGGGCCAAGACCAACCCGATGCCCGAGAGCGTCAGGGACCGCCCCACGCGGGCCCACGAGTACCTGTTCCTGTTGACCAAATCGCGGCGCTACGTCTACGACTCGGACGCCATCCGTGAGCCCGCGACAGACACGGGACGCGTGAACGGGCGCAACGGCCGAGACGAGCATCCCAGTGCACGACCACCCGGAGCATGCCCCCGCACGCTCAAGCGGCTCGACTACTCGCAGCTTGGCCGCAACAAGCGCTCCGTCTGGACGATCCCAACGAAGGCTTATGCGGCTGCGCACTTCGCGACCTTCCCGCCCGCGCTTGTTGAGCCGTGCGTGCTCGCCGGCTGCCCGGAGGGAGGCGTCGTGCTCGACCCTTTTGCGGGCGCGGCCACGACGGGCCTCGTGGCGCTGCGGCTCAATCGCTCATTCGTCGGTATCGAGCTGAACCCCGAGTACGTGGAGATCGCACGCGAGCGCATTCTTGCGGACTCCCCGATGCTCAACCTTGCCGCACAGGTGGCAGCGTGAAGCCGTTTCTGTGTCGGCTCGGGCTACACCGCTGGGAATGGTCCGTGACGAGCGGCTGGCACTGGTGTGTCCTTTGTGGAGCGCGGCGCCGATGACTCTGCCGCTTTCCAGCCCTCAAGCCCCGTCTGGTGTGCTGGTATCGGGTGGACCGGCCAGATGGCCGAACGCGCGCCGCTCAACCGACGAGCACGAAAGGAACCAGCCATGAACGAACTGCGCGGACTCGACAACTGGATCACCGGCGTCAGCGACACAACGAACCCGAGATCACCGTACTACACCGGCCCCGAGTTCGACCTGATGATCTGCCCATGCGGATGCGAGTTCCGGGTTGACGGGGGCCCGGTCGAAAGCGTATCCTGATAGTTGCACGCCGGTTTGGTGCCCCGGCCCGCAAACCCTGGAGAACACTTGATGGCTGACCCTCGCTGTGATCGTTGCGACGACCAAGGCTGGTATCTCGACAGTCTGGAATCGCGTGCACCGTTGTTTGGGCGGTTGAAAATGTTGCGGGAGCCGTCTTGGGTTCGTACGGTCGTGGAGTGCGGGTGCCGCGATGTTGCCGGCAATCTTGCGAGAGACCGGTACATGGCATCACGGGCTGCGGCATGAGCGAACTGCCGACCGAGGGGCAAAACGACAGAGCCAAATACGAGCTAGTCCTCGCGAAGCGCCGGTGCTGTCACGAGGGCTGCACGAGGACGGTGACGCACTTCATGGTGCCGGTTGGGAGCGACCCGGCTTCTGAGCCCGTCTGGTGCCTTGACCACGACAGCGACTCGCGGCGTCCTGGTGCTCGCGAACGGACGGTGATCCGCTGATGACTCGCAGGAAGCGGTGGCGAGTGGGCTGGTGCGTGGTCGGCGATCAAGTGAGTTGGTTCGAGTTCGACCATGAACGCGCGGCGGTGAGCTACTTCGAGGCGGCACGCCATGCGAAGGAGTCGGAGTCGGATCGCACACTGAAGCGTGCGTGGTTGCAGCGCGCCAAGGGCATTTCCCCTCTTGACGAGAACAGCGAGTGGGTGCTGATCGACGGTCCATTGCCGATTCCCTCGACGTTCGAGGCCGCGTGATGGTGGGCTTCCGCTTGACGGCGTTGCTGCTACTCGCCCTAGCTGTCGGGTTTGCGTTTGCTTGGTTGGCGGCGCGATGACTCGTCTGCCGCTTTCGGGTGTTCTCTCCACATGACGACAAGCCTTCATCTTGTCGACACGCAAACAGCCGAGCTCGTCCCAGGCGACCAAGGCTACCTCGACAAAATCCAAGAACTCGAAACCCAACTGCGCAAAGCCGAGAAACGCGTCCGCTCACTGGACTGCCAGATCGCAGCGTTGGAGGAACGCAAAGCCAAAGCCAGACTGGAACACGCTCAACGCCGAATCATCGAAGACGTGTTCCAAGAGTGGTGCCAGGTCGCGGGGCGCAAAGCCACAACGAAACTGGGGGCCGTCAGGTTCGACACGATCGCGTCAAGACTCGCTGAGGGCCGGTCAAGATGGGAGTTCAGTCTTGCGATCTACTATGGGGTGCACAGGCCGCCGATCAAGGATGGCATCCGGTTCGATGACATCAGCCTGATCTGCCGGGACGAGGTCAGGTTCGAAACCCGGATGCGGGCGTGTTACCGCGAGTTTCCTGATGTTGCTAAGGGCTTTCTGCCGGCCGGCGAGATCGTACAGCTCCCCGGCATCGCGTCCTAGAAACACCGCGACCCGCCGGGCCATAAAGGCACTTGACGGGCCGAGGGCGATCATCTAAGATCGACGGCGAACTAGGCCTATCGAAGTCTACATGCTGCGACGGAGCGTTGTCAAGGCAAGCATTTCTTCCCCGGAAGTCGGGCCGCGAGTCGCTGCCCGTGACAGCACTTACGCCGTAGCCAACCGGCATAAGTACAAACGTTGGTCCCTCTGCCAACGAACTGCAACGGCCTACCGAGGAAAGCCACAGACTTCTTCTTTGATGCCGTTGTTCGTTTCGTCCCTACGCTAACGCTTGTAGTAATCCGGGGTTCGCTTGCTTTCCGCCGCCCGTTCTGAGTACTCTGCGTTGATACCACTGCT